ACCACAAGATGTGTGGTTAGATGCTAAGGAGGCAAAGAAATTAAAGATTTGTGACAAGATTGAGGAGTTGTACTAATGTGCCCGGCTTGTTATATTAATGGATTGTTGTTTTTGATATTTGGTGCCGCAGGTGCCAGCATAGCAAATAATCCTTGGGTAATCGCAATCAGCGTTGTATTAACCATTGCCGGCTTTTGGTGGATGTACAGAGCATACAAAAAGAACAAAGGCAAAGGTGGATTTGTTAAGAATCTAAAAACAACCTTGATTTACATTTTAATATTTGCGGCAGGATTTGTTACTGCTTCTTATGTAACACACGATTACTTCAAAACAAAATACGAAACAAAAATTGAAGCAACAAAATAATGCGTGACGATTTAATGGTCCAACAGCAAGTAGCAAACACATGGCAACACATGGTTGGAGTTATCTGCTTGAATCAAACCAATCGCAAACAAGTCAAAGCAGTTCTGCCCAAACTGTTTAAACGTTGGGCAACACACACAGAACTTCTCAGTTCTGCCAACATTTCTGATCTTGAGAAAGTACTCAAGCCACTAGGAATGCAAAAGAAGAAAGCAGAAAGAATATACAGAATGAGTCAACAATTTAGCAGTTGGAACGGTGACGATGCCACAGAATTATACGGCATTGGCAAATATGGTTCTGACAGTTACAAGTTGTTTTACAAAGATGAGATTCCAACTGATGTTGGAGATCATGAACTTAACAGATATATCCAAGAGGAGATGAACTTATATGGCAAATAAAAAAGACAAAGAACAACAAGGTGAAATATGGAGCATTGATGAAGATTCTCTAGCAGGAGGTTGGGCACCAGCGTCTGAAAGTGTCACAGTGAATTACACCGGATCAGGCAGTTTGGACACAATGGATATCAGCGACATGATGAGAGTAGATGCAGGCAAAGGATTGGAAAACATGAAGTTTGATGATTTCCTACCTGGAAAACCTTTTGAAGACACAGTACCAAGTTTACAAACTATAGACAAAGTGTGTCAGGATTATCCTTCATTAAAAATAGCATATGAAAAATTTAAGAATGTATGGAGAATATGTTACACAGATTATTGTACTAACAATCCAGATGAAGAGAATTACTAATGGCAAATAAGAACTATTTCACTATGATTCAGATAAGAAATGCGTTAAATCAGATTTGTTATCAAATGAAAGATGATAATTTTAAACCTGATTTAATAATGGGCATCAACAGAGGCGGATGTATACCTGGGATTTATCTAAGTCATAAATTAAATGTACCACACGAACCATTGGATATAAGATTACGAGATCATAAATCTGAACCAGATTCAGCAAATTTAATGAATGCTGTGGCAGAAAATAAAAAGGTATTGATTATCGATGATATAAATGATACAGGATCAACCTTTAATTACATTTATGAACTTTTTGGTAACATAAAAACTGTAAAGTATGCCAGTTTAATACACAACGCACCTAGTGAGTTTGACAAATTGAATTATTGGTGTTACACTATAAACAAAGATATACATCCTTGTTGGATTGTGTATCCATGGGAAGAATGGCAATAGAATTAAAAATAGACAAACTGGAAGATGCACAGAAAGAGGGAAGAGCTCCTTGGACTGATGTGGTACATGAATTTAAAGATTGTGTATGGTACAATGATGGATTTCCTGTCACAGAAGGTCACTCATTGATTGTGCCTAAAGAAGCGACTCAACAAAATCTACTGCGTTGTTTCGACTTGGCATTAAAGATAGGCAACGACAATGTGCAACGTGGCATAATCACTGGATATAATATAGGATTAAACATGGGCGAATCAGCAGGACAAACCTGTATGTATCCTCATGTTCATGTTATTCCTAGAAAGGATGGAGATTGTGAAGATCCAACAGGTGGTGTTAGAAATGTTATTCCTGGAAAAGGAAATTATAAAAAATGATTCAACATCCGCATGTTAAACTTAATCAAACCCCTTTGATAAAGGTTTATGATGATCTAATACCCGAATACTTACAGGATTATTTAGAATTAATCACACTTGGTCGTAAAGGTGATGGAGAAGAATTTATAAATCCTGCTATGGATTTTAGATGTAAATATGAAATCACAGCCAAAGAAAACAATGAATCACCATTGAGTTTTGTACATTTATTAAAATCACACACAGCAAACAGTCCACACTTAGACAACTTCGGAATGATACCTGTAGCAGTTTGTAATTTTAATAATCTAACACTGCACAATATTATGTTGGCTAGAGTTTTTATATCTGTACCACATGAAACAGAATTAAAAAATTATGCACCGCACACAGATTTAGACGTTGAACACACAGTTGTGATTTACTATGTAAACGATGCCGATGGAGATACTGTATTGTTTGACAAACAAGGTAATATTGTTAAATCAGTCACTCCTAAAAAAGGAAGAGTTCTGATGTTCGATGGCAGTATAACACACAGTGGAGGGATTCCAAGAAAAGGTCCACGATGTATAGTGAATTATGATATTCAGATTAAACAATAGTACAGGCATTGGAGCATTAATCACTGCAATTATGGCTCTGGTTACTTGGATAATAAGAAAATTTAAAAAATGAGTCGAACACTTTTCATAGGAGACAGTCACTCAGTTGGCTATCAAACAGTAGAAGGCAAGGTTGGTCCTGGCAGTTATTCTTTTTGGAATTCAAACAACTATTGTGAAATTTATAATGCATTAACCGGACGACCTGTTGTGATATATGCACAACCTGGTGCTACTAATGTGTTGTACACAACTTGGCTAAAAGCAATGTTTGAAAAATTTAATGATATAAGTGAAGTGTTTATCTGTTTGGCTCCATTGAATAGAATGGTTTTAAGTTTTGATCCAAAATTAGAAAATGAATCTGTACCTGTAGATCATTTTACTATCGAACATCAAGAAAGCACAAGTCAGATAAGAAAATTTAGTGATCAGCCGGTGGCAGGTGAAACTGTGCAACTGTTAACTAAACCAACCAATGATGATTATCAAAACAGTCTTGGGCTAGAATTTAATCACGAGAAAGGATTAATTAAACCAGATTTAAGAAAAGATCCATGGATGAATATAAAACTGTACAATGAATGCAACACCATGCTAGAGAAAAAAGAGTTTCTACTTAATCTATATGCCTGGGATAATATCTGTGCAGATCATGGAGCAAAACTGTTTGTGTTTAATTTTAGAAGCAGAGGACAATGGCCCACTAACTTGGAATATTTTGGTAAACTAAAAACACTGAAACGTGCCGAAAACAGTGTGGAAGATTATCTACAAAACCTAAATATTAATGCTAAAGATTATTTTTTACAAGACAATGAACACTTTAATATCGAATATCACACACAGGTTGCAGAGAAATATATATCATGGCTAAAAAAATTATAGCACTACTAGGTGACAGTTTTGCGGCTGAGTACAATGCAGATAGTCCTGGATGGGTGGACTTGCTGGCTGAAAAGCATTCTGTTAATAATGTAGCACAGGCTGGAGTAGGTGAATACAAGATATTAAGACAATTAAAAGACATTCAAAGCACCAATCCTCAATGGAAGAAATTGTATGATTGTGTGATAGTTGCTCATACCAGTCCCATGAGAGTACACACTTCAAAACATCCTATACATTCAAAAGGTCTTCATCAAAATTGTGATTTAATTTATCAAGACATAAAAGGAAGATTTGATTGGTTTAATGAAAGTTTATCAACTGCCAAAAATTGGTTTGTGCATCATTTCGATGATGATTATCAAATAGGCACTTACAAGTTGATCCGAGAAGAAATTGGTAGAATGATTGGAGATGTACCATATTTGGCAATAGATCATTTTGAATTGAGTTCAAATATTGCAACAGAAAAACACAGATTAGATTTTAGTAATTTTTGGTTTCAAAATCGAGGCAATGTAAATCATTATTCAGTGGAAGGAAACCAAAAAGTTACCAAAGCAGTTGTTGACAAAGTGGAACAAATTTGTTAATATTAATAATATAAAAATAGGAGAAAAACAATGGCAAGCAGACAAAACATCTATGATGCAATGGTGGCACACGCCAAAGGACACATAGAAAAACACGCAACAAATGTGCAAATTTATATGGAGAAGGCTGTAGGAATCGGTGAACACGGAGACATTCTGGAGACAATTGAGAAAGAATTGAAAGTAATTGCTGAATACCATGATCAGTTAGAAGTATTAGAAAAATATATCAAGAGAGATTAATGAAAGCATCTGATAGGATAAAACAAAGACTGGACGAAAAGAGAGTTAGATATTGGGCTGGTGATAACATCAGTTCTGTATTACAAGAAGGTGACAAACAAGCACTTATTGATGAACTTACACCTAAGTTCGAATCAGTACTTGATAGTTTATTGATTGACAGAGTAAACGATCCTAACAGCATGGACACTGGAAGACGTCTTGCGAAAATGTATATCAATGAACTAATGGTGGGTCGTTATGATCCTATGCCTAATGCAACTGCATTTCCTAATCACATCGATGATGGTTATAAAGGCATGTTGGTTGTGCGAAGCGAAATCAAAAGTGTGTGTTCACATCATCATCAACCAGTGACTGGTGTAGCATACATTGGTATAATTGCCGCAGAAACATTGATTGGTCTTTCTAAATATACACGTATTGCACAATGGTGTGCTAGACGTGGAACACTGCAAGAAGAACTTAATAATGTGATTGCAAATGAAATACAAAAAGCAACTGGTAGTCCTAATGTAGGTGTTTACATACAAGCAACACATGGATGTTGTGAGAACAGAGGTATTAGTGCTCACAGTAGTTTAACACAGACAACTGTGTTAAGAGGTGCTTTTAATGAGGACATGGGAACTAAAAAAGAGTTCATGGATAACATAAAACTTCAACAGGAGTATTCAAAATGAAATTAAGATATTCAGAAGCATTTTATTCCGTACAGGGCGAAGGTCGTTTTGTGGGAGTACCAAGTGTATTCTTGAGAACATTCGGTTGTAATTTTCGTTGTATGAACTTTGGTTTAGACAAAGAACCAAACAGAGCAGAAAAACTTAAACAAGGAATAAAATTCAATCCGGAAGTTAAAAAGTTATTGGATGAAGGGATTACTGACAAAGTGGATAAGTTTGAAGACTTGCCAATAGTACACACAGGCTGTGACACTTATGCCAGCATATACCCTGAATTTAAAAAGTATATGATGGACAAGACTATTGACGAAGTGGTGGATCATGTGTTATCATTAACTCCTGAAGGCAAGTGGACTATGTCTAATGGACAAGATGTACACTTTATATTAACAGGCGGTGAGCCTTTGTTAGGATGGCAAAGAACTTACATAGAATTATTTGAACATCCTAGAATGAAGGATTTAAAAAATGTTACTTTCGAAACAAATACAACGCAGACTTTACATAAGGATTTTGAAGACTATCTCAGAAAACAAGACAGATTCCAAGTCACTTGGTCATGCTCTCCAAAACTTTCCGTATCAGGTGAACCTTGGGACACTGCTATCAAGCCTGAAATTGCTAGGTCTTATAATGGGATTCCTAATAGCGAAATGTATTTCAAATTTGTGGTTGCTGATTCTTCCGATGTTGATGAAGTTGCACAAGCAGTTACCGAGTTCAATCAAGTGGGAATCAACGTTCCCGTTTATGTCATGCCACTGGGAGGAAGATCAGAAACATACAGCCTCAACACAAAAAAGGTTGCCGAACTTGCAATGGCAAGAGGATGGAGATACACACCTAGACTACACGTCGACATATTCGGAAATGCCTGGGGGACTTGATAAGATTAACACAGACAAAATGAAAATGGAGAATAAAAAATGGACATTGTAAACAAAGTTAAAGAAATATTTGTTAAAAAGAAAAAGATCGAAGTTGTTAAAGATACAGTAAAAGATCCTAAGATGACAGCATTGATGGAGGAAAAAGAAAAAGCAACCAAAGAAGGAAAGCCTTGGGTTGCTGTGTTAAACACACACATCAACAAAGACAACATTAAGAATGGTTTCTTTGAATTAGATTGGAACAATGAATTTATAGAACAGTTGATAGACGCTGGCTACAAAGGTGAATCCAATGAAGAAATAGTTGATAAATGGTTTAAAACTATTGCTAAAAATATTCTTCAAGAACAAGGACAAGATCCATCAAGAAGTGCAGGTTATATCAACACAAAAAATTTAAGTGACGACAAGTCGGAGATCAGTTAATGTTACAAATCCATAAAAGTATGCATCCACTCACAGAGTTTTCGCCTGCATGGAATATACCTTTGTGGTTTGACAATTATAAAGATTCTCAAGGATTAATTGATATGAAACAGTGGATACTAAACAACGAAAAAAATATCATAGATAAACACAAATCCACAACAAAAGATGACGGTGGTACAGGTTTGGGTGACGAAAGTTTGACTGCTCAATATAAAAATTACAATGTTTTCCAATTAACTAAAGACCTGCCTGCATTTCAAAATTTGTTAAAATTTTTACAAACAAGTTATGTTAATTTTATGAATGAATACAAAACACAGCCCAGAAAATGTATAATGTTTTGCTGGGCCAATGTACTTCGAAAAGACCAAGCAATAGACATTCATTGCCACGGTGCAAAACATTTTTCATATTTGAGTGGAAACTTGCATTTAGAAAAATACAACACGAAAACTGTCTATCACAACCACGTTAATCCTAGAATGGTGTATAAGACTGATAATGTAGCAGGCGGACTCACTTTATTTCCAAGTTTTATATTTCATCAAGCAGATGCACATCAGGATAACAATGAAAGAGTCAGTATAGCATTTGACTTATTTGATAAGAATTTTTATGAAGGAGATACCACTAACGCAATAGAATTTAACACATGACATACATTTTAGTAGACACAGCAAATACCTTTTTCAGAGCAAGACACGTTATCAGGGGTGATCTTGATGATAAAATTGGTATGGCGTTGCATATAACTTTGAATTCAATACGTAAAGTTTGGAGAGATTTTGAAGGAAGTCATGTTGTATTTTGTATGGAAGGAAGAAGTTGGCGTAAAGATGTTTATGCTCCTTACAAAAGGAATAGATCAGATGCAAGAGACTCTAGAAACCAAACTGAAATAGAGGAAGACGAAGTTTTTTGGGAAACATTTGACAATTTTAAAGAATTTGTTGCAAATAAAACAAATTGTACAGTGCTACAACACCCTCAATTAGAAGCAGATGATCTAATTGCAGGTTGGATTCAATCCCACCCTGATGATAAACATGTTATTGTTTCCACAGATGGTGATTTTGCACAATTGATTGCACCTAATGTAAAGCAATACAACGGTATTCAAGAAGTTACAACAACGCATGAAGGCTACTTTGATGAAAACAATAAAAGAGTAATAGACAAAAAAACTAAAGAAGAAAAGCCTGCACCTGATCCTAAATGGTTATTGTTTGAAAAGTGTATGCGTGGCGATACCAGTGACAATGTTTTCAGTGCATATCCTGGCGTACGTAAAAAAGGTACAAAGAAAAAAGTAGGATTGCAAGAAGCATTTGCAGATAGAGAAACTAAAGGTTACAACTGGAATAATCTAATGCTTCAAAGATGGGTAGATCATGAAGGGGCCGAACACAGAGTATTAGATGACTACAACAGAAACGTTACACTGTGCGATTTAACTGCACAGCCTGATGAAATAAGAAAAATTATAAATGAAACAATTGATTCCACAGAACCTAAACAAGTTGATCAAGTGGGTATCAAACTAATGAAATTTTGTGCAAAATGGGACATGCAAAGAATTGCCGATTCTCCAGAATCATATGCAGAACCCTTAAATGCAAAATATAAAAAAGGAGATTAATGTGATGATAAAATACTTCGCCAAGCCAATATTAAATGGACGGTTTTGGATACTAGAAGAAGATGGTAGAAAACTTGGCACAATTTGTAAACAAGAAGATAGAAGATACATGTTCAGTTGTGATACAGGCACAATGATATTTGATAATCAAAAACAATTGCAGAATAAATTTACTGGCAATTGGATGTGGGGTTCTACAGTAGAACGTACCGTTGGAGAATCTCAACCAAAAGAAGTTTCTGTGTATGATTATCCTAGTAAATTTATTGCATACAATCAAATTTTTGATGTGCAAAAAAAGTTGCCACTTTTTACCAAGAGTAAAAAATCAAAAAGTTTATATTGTGCAGGATATTATATTATTCGTTTTGAGAAAGGTTGGGTAAGAAGTTTTTGTCCTAAACTTTTAACTTTAGAGAGTTATCCTTTTAGAGGACCGTTTAGAACACAATTAGAAATGAAACAGGAGTTAGCCAATGCAAACAAAACCGATTAATACAGCACCATTAGAACGTTTACTTCTACAGATAAAGAATGCTGATCAGTCACAACAAAAACAAATTACAGTCGACATTGCAGGTGCAAAGGAAATAGCATACAGTTTAGGCACAGTACTGGCTAGACTGGCAGGCAACTACGAGTCATTGCTGATTAAGCCTTCTAGTGAACAGGAAATAGACATAAAAGTAGACGGCGGCGGACTGTAAATCCAATTATATACTAATAAAACCTATACACTATTGATAAATATTGTGTATATGAGTAGACCTAAACCAACAATTTTGTTAGAAAACGTCAACAAAAGTGACTATAAATCCGAGCAGGTTTTAGCGGCTGATGCCATTTGGGCAGTTTTCTATGAAAACAAACCCTTCAATTTGAAGTCATCTAATTTATTGAACAATTATCCTGGACCTAAATACAAGAAAGTTTCATTTTCAAATCCTGGACACGCATTCAATCTAGCAAAAAAATTGAACACAATGTTCAGCACTGAAAAGTTCACGGTGGTCAAATTGACCCAAGGTGAAACTGTCAGTGAACAATGATTACCAAAGAATCTTACACCAAAATATTTCTAAAACAAGCCAATATTTCATTGGGTCAAAACACGATGAAAGAATACATGCCTGTTTGGTGGAAAAACACAAGACGTTTGGGCGGTTTGAGATTAACTGATGAAGGTTTCGAATTCATCACAGAAAAATTAGAAATACAAACTTACGAAGTTCCTTTTCCTGTAGACTTTACTCTTACCACTCAGGTGATAATATTTTTAGACAAATATATTAATTGTCCTTACTATCTAGCAGAAGACGGTATTGTTGTTACCAACGAAAGGAAAGCAATGGAATTGATGTTGTTTTCAGGTGATATAAGAAAATACGGACTTAATAAAGCAATTTCTAGGCTAGAATCCTCAGAATAAGTTATCCACAGACGCTAGAACCCGCATAAACCTTGACATCTTAAGGGGTTGACTTTTGGAGTACCAGAATGTATTATTAAATTATACAACAAGTTACAAAAGGAGTACAAAATGGTAAAAGCACAACAAGACACAATATCAACTAGACAAGTTAGCCCAAACAAGGCAAAGGCTAGTATCTTACACGCACTAAAAATTAAAAGACCAATATTTTTATGGGGAGGCCCAGGTATTGGTAAATCAGAAGTAATACACCAAATCGGTGAAAACATGAATGCTCATGTGATTGATATCAGATTAAGTTTATGGGAACCTACAGACATCAAAGGTATTCCATATTTCAATTCAAAAGAAAACACAATGGATTGGGCACAACCTTCAGAATTGCCGGATGAAAAATTGGCTAAAAAACATAAATGTATAATTCTGTTTTTAGATGAAATGAATTCTGCGGCTCCTTCAGTACAGGCGGCGGCATACCAATTGATTCTAAACAGAAAAGTTGGCACATACTCTTTACCTGACAACGTGGTTATTATTGCGGCTGGTAACAGAGAAGCAGACAAAGGTGTTGTTTACAGAATGCCGGCTCCTTTGGCAAACAGATTTATACACCTTGAAATGAAAGTGGAATTTGATGACTGGTTTGAATGGGCAGTTGACAAAAGCATCCACAAAGATGTGTTGGGTTATCTAACTTTTAGCAAGAAGGATTTGTATGACTTTGATCCTAAGTCACCAAGTCGTTCTTTTGCTACTCCAAGATCCTGGTCGTTTGTTAGTCAACTATTAACAGATGAATTGGATGAAAGCACTACCACTGACATGGTTAGTGGTGCTGTGGGAGAAGGACTTGCAGTCAAGTTCATGGCTCACAGAAAAGTGGCAGGCAAACTGCCTAATCCATCAGATATACTTGATGGTAAAATTGACACACTGAAATCTAAAGAGATAAGTGCTATGTACTCGCTTACAGTTTCATTGTGTTATGAACTCAAAGAAGCATGTGATAAAAAAGACAAGAAGTTTGACGACAAAGTTAACAAATTTCTTAGATTTATGATGGACAATTTTGATACCGAACTTGTTGTAATGGGTATCAAATTGGCACTTACACAGTATCAATTACCTATTGATCCTGATAGAGTGAAATGTTTTGATGAGTTCCATGAGAAATACGGCAAATATGTTACTGCCGCTCAATCAATAAAATAAAAGTGCTGATATTAGGGCACTTTTCGAGGTGCCCTAAACCAAAAAAAGGTTGACTAATTTACCAAAAGAAAGTATTATTATATTATGAACACAGACACTTTAGAAATAGAAAAAAAAGAATTAAGTCCAGAACAGTTTAAAATTTTGAGAGCAGAAGTTTTGGATAAAATAGTGGTGGCCAGAGTTGGATTGTTATTAAGACATCCATTTTTTGGCAACATGGCAACAAGACTACAAATACAAGAGTGCGATGACTGGTGTCCTACTGCCGCAACTGATGGCAGAAATTTTTATTACAATGTGGAGTTCTTCAGTAAACTTAACAACAAAGAAATAGAATTTGTGATTGCACATGAAATACTTCACTGTGTGTTTGATCACATGACAAGAAGAGAAGACAGAGATCCACAACTTCATAATATTGCTTGTGATTACATTGTGAACAACACTTTGGTTAGAGATAACATTGGTGAGAAACCTAAAGACATACAGATTTTCCAAGATTGGAAATATGATGGTTGGACATCTGAAGCAGTGTATGATGACATATATAAAAAAGGCAAAGAACAAATGGAACAGTTGGGCAAACTGTTAGACGAACATATTGATTGGGAAAAAGGTGAAAGCACAGGTCAATCAAACAAAGATCCAGACAATAAAAACAAAAAAGGTCAGGCTCCTGCTTATTCTAAAGAAGAATTAGAAAAGATAAGAGATGAGGTCAAAGACTCAATGTTGCAGGCGGCACAAACTGCCGGTGCTGGTAATCTTCCCAAAGAGATAGAAAGAGTTATTCAGCAGTTCACAGAACCTAAAATGAATTGGAGAGAAGTGCTACAAACACAAATTCAAAGTGTAATTAAAAATGATTATACATTTACAAGACCCAGCAGAAAAGCATGGCACTCTGGTGCTATATTGCCAGGCACAAAACATGATGAAACAATTGATGTGTGTGTTGCAATAGACACTTCAGGTTCTATCAGAGATGAACAAGTTAAAATTTTCTTAGGCGAAGTTCAAAACATCATGTCGCAATATGCTGACTATAATATCAAGATATGGTGCTTTGACACAGAAGTACATAACGAACAAGATTTTTCTCCGCATGATGACAGCCTTACAGAATATAAAGTTGAAGGAGGTGGAGGCACTGACTTTATGGCTAATTGGGAATATATGAAAGCAAATGATATTGTTCCAAAAAAATTTATCATGTTCACTGATGGTTACACATGGGAAGGTTGGGGCGATGCAGAATATTGTGATACCGTTTTTGTAATACATGACCATCATGATAAAAACGTTGAAGCACCTTTTGGTGTTACTGTGAGGTATGATGAATAATGTTGCAAAAAACTAACACACCCAATCCATTAAATTTCTTTAATGTAAGAAGATTCAAAAAGAAACCAAAAAATCTAATCTGCCAACCTTTAAGTCTTGGGCAAGATAACGAAGAAACAATTGTGAACTGGATTGATCAAAATTTAAA